AAATTAAACGAGATTGTTCAATAATTCCCAGGCTGTTCCATTAGCCATTTCTTCCATAGAATAATTATTATAAGCAAGTGAACTAAACAATCCAACCCTATCCCCATACACAGGAGTTTCAATTTTAGTAAAATCAGTTTCGGCTATAGGTGTTGCAGAACAAGTGCTAGAATTACAAAACACTGGCACACCGTTTGCAAAACTTTCAACTAGTGTATTACTGTTAAATGTAACCATTGCATAATATTCGTTCCAATCAATTTTACCCAATTTTTTATCTGTGGGTATGTCAATTTTTATTGTTGCACCTACGTGATCTTTTGCTATTCCTGGATTGTATGGCTTATTTCTAACAACTATTTCTCTATCTGTATTTTCTTTTAAAACTTTCAGTGTATTATCTAACCAATCGTTTGCATTGAAAAAGTTTGCAATAGCATTTGTAGGAGGTAACACAAGAATTTTCGAACCAGATTTATTCCACGGCTTGATGTCTTGTTTAAAATATTTTTCATATCTATCTGTTGGCTTATTGTACATTTTGGTTTGACAATGTGCATTTTTTGTTATCCTTAACCAGTGCGGATAGTCGTGAGCATTAGTAAAGTATCCATGATCCATAAAATAGAAATCTTTATTTTCTTTGGCGCACCAATTATATACTTCACCAGAACCCGCTAATATACCATACATTACTAAAGTTTCGTTAGGTAAATTTTTTAAATCTCTCCAATGGTATATTTTAAATGTGCCAGGAGTTCCTTGTACAAAAGCATCAACATATCTTTGAGTTCTTGGTTTGGTGGTATGAACCCCGGCTATGTTCATTTTTTAAAATCCTTAATGAACTTTTTAAGTGCATCAACATCTGCATTAAGATGTCTTTCTCGTATTTTGCTCCATACATAGTCATCTCTAAAGTTAATATCTAAATGTTTCCTAACTTGTTTTCCTGTGTCATCAAATACTTTCTTTGCCTTAATTGTAACGTCTGGAAAATATAAACATCTGTTTAGTTTCCTGGAAACTTTTTGTGTATACGTATCTACGTACCAATGCCAGAAGAAAGGTGGCACAAAATAACCTAATGTATTGATCCAATTTTTGTGTACTAAAAAGTGTGGAGATGAGAATGGAACGTCTCCAATTAGTGTTGGCTCTTTTGCATTTAATAAACTTTTAGGTTTATTTTTATCTTTGCCATCATAAGGGATAGCCATTAAAATTTTATCCGGATAGTTAGTAAATCCATCAACCATTTTTGTATCCCAATTCTGTGTTTTAAATTGTATATCATCACCTGCTAAAAAAACGTAATCGTATCTGGCTTTTTCTGCCATTAGATTCCAACTATAACAAGTAGATCTATTTGGACCAACTGTATAATGTTTCTTGTCTATGGTATCTTTATATTCTTCTAATGCTGGATCGTCATTGTTTAGATAAATCAAAAACTCTATATCATCTGCGGCTGTATCATATGCAGTATCAATCATTCTTTTTGCTAGTTGAGGTCTACCTCTAGATGGACAACTTATTGAAATCATATTAATTTATTTTTCCAAGTTTCGGGGGTTTTATCATTTATTATTTCTAACGGCAGATGGTACTGAAACTTTTTGGTACCTCTATTTCTAATATATTCTGCTGTCTTTTGTACAGATTGTCTTACATTTGTAGAAGTTTTGTATCCTAATAATTTTCTTGCTTTGTCTGACGAGCAGACAGCAATCTTGACTTCTTGTGGTCTATCTTTATGATATAAACAATCTAAATTTAATCCAGTTTCGTTAGCACACATTTCGGCTAAATCATTGATTGTGCAAGACTCTTCGTCTGGACCAATGTTAACTACTTCGCCGACTACATCTTCCTGAAAGGCAAGTGCGTTCAAACAATATAAACAATCATCTATGTAACTAAAACATCTTCTCTGTTCACCATCTCCGTATATGATTGGTTGTTTGCCTTGTAACATTCTGTTCAGCATAATTGACATAACGTTCCTAAATGGATCGTCATACTTTTGTCTAGGTCCAACGATGTTGTGTGGAACAGCAATTACATACTCAACTCCGTGCGTTTCACATAAATTTTTTAACACATCTTCACCGGCCTTCTTTGCGATACCATATGGATCTTGGGGACGACATTCGTAATCTTCTTTGTATGGCATTTCATCATGATGACCATATCTTGCCATGCTTGAGCAATACACAATACGTTTAACTTTATTTCTTATTGCCGCTGTAATAGTTGTGACCGATGCTTCAAAAATATTTCTTGTTACAAGCACAGGAGAGAATACAGATAGTCCTTCGTATGCCGTTGCGGCAGTGTGATATACAATATCACACCCTTCCATTGCTTTGGTTAAGTTTTCTAAATCACAACAATCTACTTGATGAAACTCTACACCCTGTGGTACATTATCAGCATATCCGCCAATCATATTATCATTACCAGCAACAGTATGTCCGTTTGCTAACATCAGGTCTGCTAGATGTGAACCTAAAAATCCCGCAACACCTGTAATAAAAATTTTCATTAAAACTATTTAATATGTGTTATTGTGGTGGTAAAATTATCTACAAAAGATTTTGTCAGGCCATATATTCATCATTTCATAAAAGCCTAGTTCTTTTAAATAGTCTTCAATTTTGCCGTTGCTTGAACCATATTTTTTAGAATTATTATTAAGTTCTATCATAATATATTGCACTGTTTCTAAAGTTTGTTTGGCACCTTCAAGCACTTTCATTTCATACCCTTCAACATCTAACTTGATCAATTCAACATTTTTATATTCAAATGAATCTATTGTTCTCATCGGAACGTTACCTGCTTTATCGTCAATTCTTACTGCTTGAGTAAAATCATCTGACGTTAAACTTACTTCACCCTCTCTATCACCCAATGCAAATCTATTACAACTGATATTATCATATCCTCCTAGATTTTTTTCTAAACATTCAAAATTTAATTTGTTTGGTTCAAATGCATATAGTCTTCCAGCAAATCCTTTCATTTCATATGCCCAAGTTCCTGCCCAGGCACCTACATCAATAACAGTTTCAAAATGTTTGTGTTGTGTTCTACACCATTCTTTGAACTGCAATAAACATTTATTTTGTGTAAAAGGTTTTCCTTCTTTCCAATCATTTAAGTGAATATCGTTTTCAGGAATCCAGAACTCGTTTATTTTTATAGCACCCATTAATAATATTTTTCTATCATTTTTACAGCAAGTCCATTTTCTATCTCTTCTGGAGTGAACTGCTGATATGCCAAAGAACACAACCACTGGTAAGGATCAACATACTTTGGATTTTCAATATTACTTAACTCTATTTCTCCAATTGGTTTGGCAAAACTTTTTTCGTGACAGAATACTGGCACACCATTGCAAATTGATTCTACAGCACTAATAGAACAAGAAGTAACACAAGCAAAAGCATCTTTTAAATCTTCTTCTATAGGAGTTTTTGCTTCACTTGGACCAGACGTTCCTCTACCACGTGGTTTTTGTCTAACTTTAATTGGTCTATCTGTATATTTTTTTAGTGTGCTTAAAGTATCTTCTAACCAACCAGGTTGCTTAAGATATAAATTAATACCCGGCGAACTTGGACAAACTAAAATATGTTTTCCTTCTCTGTTCGGCGACTTAACTTTTATTTTAAAAGAATCAAATCTAGTAGAATCACAATCATTAATAAGTTTAGCATGAATATTATTCTTACATATTCTCCAATAGTGATTATCTTTTTTTAAATTATTGTTATCAAATCTTCCAAAATATGGTGTATCAGTAAACCAATAATCTTGTTTATTTGCTTCTAACTTATGAATCATACTTAAATTATTGCCAACAAATCCCCAAAACATAGAATTTGCAAGAGCCGTTGTTGCTTTTGAATTGTCTAGACAGTTTGTTTCTTCAGACCAAGACTTCAGTACACCAGAAAATACTTCCCAGGCTTTACTTTTTAGATTGCTTGTTGGTGCATAAATTGTTAGCATAGTATTATTTTATTTAAATAATTGACAGTATGCAAGTTAAAAATATCACAAATCTGAAGTATTTTTCTGAAAAATTTGAAATGGTTGATACACCAACCTCATATCTTACATATCAAACCAACCCAACATACCTAGGTGAATTTTATAATTGTATGGTAAACACTATGCCATTTTTGATCACTGAAACCGGAGGACTTATATCCGAACACGTATGGCCTCTAACCTGGAAACAGAAGAAAAAATTAGGTCCTAAAATGGGTGTTTTTTCAACTTGGTCAGAAAATATGCACATCAATATTCCTCCTGTATCAGAAAGTTATAACGAAGAAGGAAAATATGTTTGGCTTCCAATAGATGTATCGTCTGGTAATAATCCATGGCATATATGGATGGATGTGATTGCTAAAATGAGAATATTAGAAAAACGTTTAGGATTAAATTACAAAGATTTTGTTTACGTAATGCCTCACAAAAGTCAATATTTTGAAAAAGTAATAAAAGAGATTATGCCAGATCTCAAAGTAATTACAATGCCAAAAAACAGCACTTGGAAATTTAAACATCTGTATGTCCCTACAATGTGTAATCATGACGACGGTGTTATTGTGCCACAGTCAATCTCCTGGATACGCTCAAGATTTTTAAACAAGTCTGTAAAGGCTCCTCATAGAAAACTTTTTATCGATAGAGGAGTTGGTTCTAGAAAATTATCAAACAAAGAAGAAATATTTGCAATACTTAAAGGATGGGAAGTATTAAGATTAGAAGAGATGTCAATTATAGATCAACTCACTGCATTTGCTGAAGCAACACATATAACTGGAACTCATGGTGCAGGACTGGTTAACTTATTATGGTGTATGCCCGGAACTAAAGTAATTGAAATAGTACACAAATATACTGCAAAAAAAGTTTATCCTAACTTATCGTTTTTATGTGGGTTAAAACATAAAGTTTTAATGGGAGAGTGTGTTGCAATACCTAAAACCACACACGAAAAAACTTTTAAAAGATTAAATGATTACAATGATATTAAATTAGATTCAAGTATTTTGTTACGGAATCTTGAATAAACTTTTCCAGATCTTATCTCATCAATAGACCACAACATATAACCTAAATCATTTAACCATTGTGTTCTATCAGGGTACTTTGGGTTTTCGATATCTTCTAAATTAGTATTTGCTACTGGCCAACAAATTGCAAGATCTGAGGTAACAAAGGTAGGGACTCCACGAATGCAAGAGTCGACACTGGCAGTAGAATTGTGAGTAACAACAGCATGACAATTATTTAATGCCTGCTGAAAATTAAATCTATAATACTTTTTCTCATCACCTTGAAAGTGCTTTTGTCCAATTATTACGTCACAGTCAGGTGGAAACTCGCCTTTTCTTTGTTCCATTGCCGACACGTGATTAGGATGAGGCCTTACTAAAAATTTTCTTTTTGTTAATGGTCTCAATTTTTTATATACATCATTAAACCATTCTATTGGATCTAGTTCGTTCATACTCCAATTATCTTTTGGTTGTAACACAAACAATATAGGAGCATCTGGATTGGGTTTTTGCCATTCATAGTTTCCAATATTAAACAATCCTTGCATTTCTTTCCATCGATCGTCTGGTGAATTATCTGCTAAAAAGTTTCCATTACGCATTGGTGTCCACAATGCTACTCTGTATCTGTGATTTGGAACTCCTGCTGTGTTTCCAAAACTTGAACAAAGTCCACCATCAAATGTTATAATAACACTTCCGTTTTTCTTTGCGTTTTGTACTAATGTGTATCTTCTGCCTTTAGTATGATGTAATTGTTTATCGCCACCATAACCAAACATAACTCCAATTGGTGCTGTTATTTCCATTTCGTTATCCACAGTCAATCCTGTTAAATTTTCATTAACAATTTCGACTTCGTCGCCAACTGCTCTTATGCCTTCTGCAAAATCGTATAACAACTTATAAGAGTCGCCTTTTTTACGATCTTTCACTGTTCTTCTAAATATTTGGACCTTGATCTTTTTCATTAAATATGTATATAATTATCAAAGGATAAAGTCTATGAGATCATTAGCGGTTATAACAACTTTCCCACCAAATCGTTGGGAGGCATACGGAAAAAGAATGATAGAAAGTTTTATAGATAACTGGCCTAATGATGTTAAACTTTATGTGTACTACGAAAAAGAATTACCACCCATCAAGCACGAAAAAATTGAATACATTGATTTAGAAAAAGTAAATCCAGATTTGGTTGCATTCAAAGAAAGACACAAAAACGATCCAGTTGCTAACGGAGAGTTAGATGAGATCGAAGGAGGTGTGAGGAGAAGACCAGAAGCCGGTCATAATGACAAAGGTAAAGGATCTTTTCTATGGGACGCAGTTAGATTTGCTCATAAAACTTTTTGTGTTGCACACGCAGTAAAAAATTTAAAGACCGATGTTGTGTTATGGCTAGATGCCGACACATACACTTTTAGACCAATTCCAAAAGAATTCATACTTGATTTAATACCAGTAGACAAACTTGTAAATTACTTAGGTAGAGGAGAAAAATATCCTGAATGTGGTTTTGTAAGTTACAATTTACATCACGCAATGATGGATAGATTTATAGATACTTGGGTAGACTTATATAAAAGCGATGCGATTTTTAAACATTTAGAATGGCACGATTCTTATATTTTTTGGCAAGTATTAAAACAAGTTGCACCTGATAGTGGTTATGACATTGGTAAGGGTGCTGGTGCAAAAGGACATCACATTTTTATTAACAGTGTTTTAGGATCTTATATTGATCATATGAAAGGCAAAAGAAAAATTAAAGGAAAAAGTTCTGCTAGTGATTTACGAACAGACAGAACAGAAGACTACTGGAAATCAGTTGAAAATTATGATCCGTTTGCCAAAGGAGGATTTGATCCAAAACAAGCAAATGATATAGTATCTAAAGTAGACAAAAAAGGAAATTAATGATATATCCATTAGCATATTCAACTTGGGGTAAAGAAGAAGTCGATGCAATACAAAAAGTTATTGATACAGATATGTATACCATGGGTAGCCATGTAAAACAATTTGAACAAGAGTTTGCTGAACTCTTTAATTCACCAAATGCAGTAATGGTCAACTCCGGCTCTAGTGCGAATCTTTTAATGTTAAGTTTATTGAAATGGAAATATAGACTTACAGGAGATATCATTGTTCCGGTTGTAGGTTGGGCAACAACTTATTTTCCTATTGTACAAAATGGATTTAAAATTAATTTTGTAGACGTAGACCCAAATACTTGGAACATCGATGTAACAAAGATTGAACAAGCAATCACGCCTAACACTGTTGCAATAATGCCTGTAAACTTACTAGGCAATAGTTGTGATTATAAAGCAATAAAAGAAATATGTTTCAAACACAAATTGCTTTTGATTGAAGATAACTGTGAATCAATGGGTGCCAAATTTAACGATCAATACACGGGCACATTTGGTTTAGCAGGATCATTCAGTTTCTTTTTCAGTCATCATATACAGACAATGGAAGGTGGTATGGTACTTTGCAAACACAAAGACGATGCAGATTATTTGAGAAGTATGAGAGCTCATGGATGGGTTAGAGACTTACCTGATAATTCATCACTGTATAAAAAGACAGGAAACGCATTTAATGATAATTTTATATTTGCAACTCCGGGTTATAATTTAAGACCGTTAGAAATGAGTGGTGCTATAGGATCTGTACAACTAAAAAAATGGAACGATATAATGAAAGTTAGATTAGAAAACACTAAACATTTTTTAAATCTATTTGCAAATAAATCTTGGTGTAGAATACAAAACGAAACAGGAGAAAGCAGTTGGTTTACCTTTGGTATTGTGTTAGATGGAGAACTTAAAGGTCGTAGAGAAGAAATAATTAATGCATTAACAAATGCTGGAATACAAAATAGACCACTTGCATCCAGAAACTTTTTAAAGCAACCTGTAATGCCTAACCTAGATCATATTGTTTCAGGAACAATGGATGCCGCAAACGACATACACGATAACGGATTCTTTGTTGGCAACGGTAGTATCGATATTAAAGAAGGTATCGATAAAATGTATGAGATAATATCAGGATTTGCAAAGTGAAATCATTAACTATCGCAACAACCTGGGGAACGAAATATTGGCCCAATCCAGTAAAGCCTTGTATAGAAAGCACGATTAAGAATTGGCCTGAACACGCAAAGATATTATTATATCCAGATGATATGTCGCAAAAATTAGATTTGCCACGTACAGAATATATTGATTTGTGTAAGGCACAACCAAAATTACAGGAGTTTATTGATAGACATAAAAACAATCCAGAACTAAATCCAAGAATAAAACAAAATGCCGAAGAACAAAAAGGTTTTGATAAAGACACATCTATATATGTTTACGATGCTGTTAGATTTAGTTATAAAGTTTTTGCCTGTATTGATGCTTGGCAAAGAACTAAACCTGATATGTTATGGTTTTTAGATGCTGATTTATTAACGTTTGAAAAAATTCCTATGACATGGTTAGAACATATTATTCCTGACACTGCCTTTACATCATATTTGGGTAGACCTAAAAAAGGATTTTCAGAAACTGGATATTATGCTTTTAATACAGCACACAAATACGCAGAAGAGTTTTTTAAAAGATGGGAACAGTATTACACAGAGGATCTATTTTTTAATATACAAAAAGGATTTTTGAATCACTTTCCTATTGCAGGTTACACAGATTCATTTACATTTGATGCAGTAAGAATTGAAATGGAGCAGGCAGGTAAAATCAAAAACGAAGATCTTAATGACGGGAGATTTGCGGGTAAAAGAAGAGCAAAACATCCTTTTATAAATTCGGAACTTGGACAATACATGGATCATATGAAAGGCTTCTCACGTAAATCAAGAATGAGTTCTAAAAGGAGTGATTTAACAACAAAACAAAACCACCCATATTGGAAAACCATAAAGGATTAGGTTTGTAAATATCGATATGAAAGCACTTATTACAGGTTGTCAAGGATTTATTGGTAAAAATTTAGCACAACATTTAAAGAAACAAGGACATTATGTCGTAGGGATAGACAAGAAACTTAAGGTCGGTGATCCTGTATTTGTTGACGAGTTTATAGGTCACGATATGGAATCTCGAATAACAATAGATAACGATTTCGAAAGAGTGTATCATCTTTCTGCAGATGTACCTAACTCAAAACAAGTAGGATCAGCACAGTTAACAACTGGAAGAAGTAATCCAATACAAACAATTCAAGCAATGGATTTTGCGGCACAAAATAATTCTCATTTTATATATGCTGTGTCGGCTATGATTTACAACACAGACTATCAAGGACATAATGGTCCAGACCTAAACGAAGACGAACATATATGGCCTGCTCAACCGGCAGGAAACATTTACGGTATGGAAAAACTTTACAATATGCAACTTGCTCAAGAGTACGCAAAAAGTTATCATATGAGAATTTCTCTACCAATATTCCATGCTATGTATGGACCACACTGTGATATTTTTTACAACTCTAAAGTAGTAGCGGCAACTTGTTTAAAAATTTTACAAGCAGATGATCCCGGAGAAATTGAAATATGGGGAGATGGATCACAGATAAGATCTTTTTGTTACATAGATGATCTTATGATTGGTCTTGATAAACTTATCGAGAATGATATTGAAATTCCAATCAATATGGGTTCCGATGAAGCAATAACAATGACACAACTTGCAGATATGTTAATCGATATATCAGGAAAAAAAATAAAGAAAAAATATCTACCGGCCGGACCTGCAGGATGTATGAGAAGGAATTCAGACAATACAAAAATAATGAAACTTACTGGCTGGAAACCAAACTATCCTCTAGAACAAGGTTTAAAAAATACATTTGAATATGTAAAAAGTCAGGTCAAATGAGAATAGCACTGTATCCGGAATATTCTAGTTTAAATGGTAGACCGGTATTTGCCGCATTGATTGAACACTTAAAATCCAAAGGTGAGAAAGTTTTTATCAACGAAGATAGAAATTGTGATGTAGCCGTTATTTGGTCGGTTCTTTGGCAAGGCAGGATGGAAGCAAACAGGAAGGTATGGGAACAATTTAGAAGCACAGGTAGACCTGTAGTGGTACTGGAAGTAGGTGGCCTAAGAAGAAATTCATCATTCAAGATGGGCATCAACGGAATAAACAGAGAAGCGGACTTTGCCAACGATACATTTGACGATAAAAGATGGCCGTTGTTTAATCATCAATTATTACCGTGGAAACAATCTGGCAATGTTATTGTTATATGTGGACAACATCATAACAGTCATCAGTGGAGAGAAAATCCTGGAATGAAATCATACTTTAAAAATTGTATAGAAGAAATTCGTAGATATACAGATAAGCCTATTGTTATAAGACCACATCCTAGAAATATTGTGCATAATTTTCCTGTAGAAAAATACAAACACGTAAGAGTAAATTTGCCAAAAAGAGATTGGGGTACTTACGATGATACCGATTTTAAAAAAATACTTAAATCGACCTGGGCCGTGGTAAATCATAGTTCTAATCCTGCCATGGAGGCAGTAATACATGGTATACCGGTATTTGTATCTGAGAAAAGTTTATGTCACGATGTTGGTAACACTGATTTATCAGATATAATGCACCCGGCAATGCCGGCTAGACAAAATTGGGCAAATCGTTTAGCATACACTGAATGGTTTACTGAAGAATTTAGAGAAGGTAAACCTTGGGCAAGAATAAGAAAAAGACTAGAGGAGAAATACATAAAAAAATAATGCAAAAGATTAATATAGGAAGACAGGACCCAGATCAGCCAATTGAGTGGACACCATATCAAGGCGAAGAAGTTATCATGAAAATGGTGATTAGAAAAGGACAAAAAATAGAGGAAAGAGAATTTTGTCCAGACAGAGTGAATGCTGTGCCTAAAGGAAATGCATACATCATTGGAAATGGACCATCGAGAAAAGATAAGTTGGATTTAGATACACTTAAGAATACAGGACAGACATACGGGTGTAATGCCTTGTATAGAGATTTTATACCTGATTATTTGTTTATGGTTGATAGATTTATATCTCAAAAAATTGTAGATGATAAAGTATTTGAAAAATGTATTTGTTATGCTCCTGCTTTAGAGTTTAACAGATCTAAAAGAAGACTACATTTAATACCTCACAATCCACATTGGATTTCGGGCTCTGCCGCTTTTTGGACTGCTTGTATGCACGGACACAAAAATATATATTTGATTGGTTTTGATTTTAGAGAATACGGTAAAGATCAATTAAACAACATATACCAGGACACTGACAATTACGGACCTAGACACAGTGATACTATATTTGAACCATGGTTACAACAATACAGAAGTATTTGTAAACGAAGACCGTATTGTAAATTTACAGTTGTACATGACAATCCACCTGATTACGTACAGGCAATTCCGTTTGAAAATCATAGTGTAATGTCTTATGCCGACTTTATCGGTAAAGTTTTAAACCAGCAGACTTAAATCTATCTCTGAACGAATAGAAATTTGCGTTGTGGTTAGAATAAGGATCTTTTAATACAGTCATTTGGTATAGATGTACCATTTCGTGTGCTAACGTTTCAATAAAATCTTGCCATTTTGGAAATTTACAATGTAATTCTATTCTGTAAAATACATCGGCCTTGTTGTATGGTATAACTCTTTGATCAAATGTGCCTTTTCTACATTGTCTATTATCCCAATCGGCAACACATCTACCCCAGTCATGATGTAATTTTTTAACATAAATCATGGTTGATGGTAATTTGTTATCGAACAGTAGTCCGTTCAACTTACGATACCAATGGGCACACGCCATACCTGTTGGCTTATATCCCACAACATTTTCTTTCACAGTTAGGGTTCTTTTGAACTGTTTTTTCAAATGCTTTTTAGTACTTCTTATTTTTTTAATCATAGGTTGACAATTTTACCATGTATGTTACAATAATATACATATTTAACCAAAATTTTGATATGCAAAAACACACAGATTTACCGTTAACAATTAACGAAGCGATTAATATATTAGCATATAATGACTTTTTTTATATCTCCAGTCCAAAATTAAAAAACGAACTGGTCAACCCACATCCAAAAGATAGAGAAACTGTGATGTCTCTGGCAAATGCACAATATCCGTGGACAGAAAAACAGGGCAAATTAGCAGTGATACTTCTTAAAAGATATCTAACTAGATTCCAAAAACACGGACTAGACATAGCGGATTTGTTACAAAATCCAAAATACGAACATCCGTTTAGAGTAATCGATTGGGGGAAAAGTATTGAAAAATTCATCGACGAAGAAAATGAATCTCAAATCGAAATAAAATTTCCGTACAACAAAAAAATCATTAACTTGATTAGGTGTCTTAAAAACAACAAAGGTATGCCAGAACGATATATGGTGTATGATCCAGAAGGCAAACATTGGACTTGTAAGCAAACAGAAGTAACAACTTATTATTTGACGCTGATTGCTATTAGGTATAATTTTAATTTTGTTGATAAAAGTTTATTTGATGATTATTTAGAAGTAAAAAAAGAAAAGTTGAGCATAAAAGATCCTTTTGTATTTTTAGAAAACAATGAATTAAAATTTAAAAACGTATCAGAACCATTTTTAGAACATTGGAAAGAAAATATAATTCATAAACCGTTGCTTCAACAAGTCGATTCTTTGAAAGAATTTTTATTCAGCACTAACAAAATAAAAGTAGAAGCAGAAACTCCTGTTGCACATAAAGTTGCACATAGTTCAGAAAGAAAAATTTGGATTAATAAAGACAAATATAGCAGAGAACAAGTAGTACAAGGCATCAAGGAATTAAATGCTTGGCCTATCATATTTCCGGTTTCAGGAGACATACTGTCGTCCACAGAAGATACACATGAGTTGTGGAATTGGATTCGAGCATTTGAAAGAATAGGCATTAATGTATGGGGAGAACTATCGTTTGGTTTTGATATCAAGCAACCAATAAGAGTATCAGACATAGACGAAATGGAGCAAGAAAAAGATTTTCTAGTTACGAGAATAAGCGATGATGTGTTTGAAACAATGTTTGAACTGCATCAGATGAGTAAACAATTTAAATATATAGATGAAAACACTAAAGTCTTATTTGTTAAAAATAAAATGCCAAGGTCATATTTAAGATCAAAAATAAGAGCTAAACTTGGCTTATGGACTATCGATGGAGTAAGAATGGGTGGCGAAACAATATACAGAACACTTGAGTATTTGCCAAGAACATTGTATTATAGTAATAGTCCGAGAAGAAATACACTAGACTTTGAGACATTATTCTAGTAAAATATAACATATCATGAGTTCTTGTAAATTGGTAATAAAAGACGAAGTAAATGTGAAGTTTGAAAACTTAGATCTAAAATGGCGACAAAAATTAGTCAATAAATTTAAGTATCAAATACCATATGCATATCATCTACCTGCTGTTAAGTTAGGAAGATGGGACGGCAAAATTGCATTCTTTCAAATGGGTGGGTCAACATATCTCAATCTAGTAAACGAAATATTACCAATACTCGAAGCGGGTGGAGTTTATGTAGAACTAGAAGACAGAAGAACAAATCATAATTTTGAGTTCCAAGCAATCAACAAAGATTATCTATCACATATCAACTGGCCAGCAAATCACCCAATGGCCGGACAGCCAATAGAATTAAGAGATTATCAAGTGGAAACAATAAACAAATTTATTGAGAACCCACAAAGCATACAAGAGATCGCCACTGGTGCAGGTAAGACCATCATAACTGCGGCACTGTGCCAATTGGTCGAACCATATGGACGCACACTTACTATTGTTCCAAATAAAAGTCTCGTCACACAGACAGAAGAAGACTTTCTTGCTTGTAACTTAGACACAGGTGTATATTATGGTGACCGTAAAGAAGTTGGAAGATATAATACAATAGCAACTTGGCAAAGTTTGAATGTATTAGAAAAGAAAGCAAAGAACGAACATAGCACAGAGTTCAAAGAATTTTGCGAAGGTATCAATACAATCATTATCGACGAAGTACATATGGCGAAGGCAGATGTTTTAAAAAGATTATTGACAGGTGCTTTTGCACATTGTGGTATACGTTGGGGACTTACAGGCACAGTACCAAAAGAAGAATATGAATTTATGGGAATTAAATGTTCACTCGGAGAAGTTACAAATAAAATACCTGCAAAGGATTTACAAGACAAAGGAGTACTTGCACAATGTAACGTAAATGTTTTACAGACACAGGATCATCCTATGTTTAAAAATTATCAAGAAGAACTGAAATGGCTAACTACGGACAGCAACAGAATGACTTGGATAGCACAAACAATAAAAGATATTTCAAGTTCAGGAAATACACTTATACTGGTTGATAGAATATCGGCAGGTGAAATATTACAAAAAAAACTAAAAGACTCTGTGTTCATATCAGGGTCAACTAAAAACACAGAAAGGAAAGAACACTACGATGAAGTGTCTACAGCACAAAGTAAAATTATTATTGCCACATATGGGGTTGCATCTGTTGGTATTAACATTCCTAGGATATTCAATCTTGTTCTTATTGAACCTGGTAAGTCCTTTGTTCGTGTGATACAAAGTATAGGAAGAGGCATACGTAAAGCAGAAGATAAAGATCACGTACAAATCTGGGATATTACAAGCAGTTGTAAGTTTGCAAAAAGACATCTAACACAAAGAAAAAAGTTTTACAAAGAGGCAAATTATCCGTATAATATAGAAAAAATAGATTATGAAAATCCTTACACTAGATAATATATCTTATAATATAGAAAAAATACCTGAATACGTCGACGACTCTTTAAGGTTCTCGGTACTTGATAATTCAAATCCTGAAGATCCAGACCATTTTTTTATTCCGTTAATATTTTTAGAAAGTTTCAATGCTCCAGCGGCAGTGTTGCAAATAGGCAAATACAAAATCAAAATGCCATTGGATTGGAAAATGGTTGTTGGCGAAGCAGAGCAAGGTGAACTTCACGTACTGCCTATAACAAGTTTGAATGACAGAGGATTTGATGCATTCTTGTTCAACCCATTATCAAGCGGTAAACCCGAATTTGACAATGTCGATATCATAGATATCTATCAAGAAGTAAAATGGTACTTTCCAAAAATTAAATCTGGACAAATATTATGTGTACCTTTAGAAAATAAACCTAAACCACAGTGTGCATATTTTGTAAAAGATATTTCTAGGCAGTGTGAACTTATTGATTACAGTGCAGTATGGTAGGAACACGCAAAGGACAGTCTGTTACTATACCTGCTCCTTGTTGTATTATTCCAAATCATAATGATAGAAAGGTTCCGGTTTGGCTTGATAGAGGACAATGGTATCAAGATTTATTGGAACATTTTCACAACCATAATTACGATGTCCATAAAACAATAATTAAAGAAGGAGAAATTACCATTCGCTTTAACAATAGGAATCATGCTATACTATTTTTACTAACTTATGAACAAAGAAATCAAACAGAAGAGGAAATTTTTTGAACTAAGAAACGGACTCAAAGCAGTCGATTTCCGAAACAAAGATTACTATGACAGAATAGATGATCATGAACGATCGTTATATTCTCCTTTCATGCTTATGAGATATGCCTCGAGTGTATCCTCAAAAGATCAATTTTTTGTTGAACACTATGTAGAGATGATTAATGAATGTGTGAATAAAAATCTTTTCACACTATCAAGCAAACACAAAAAATTATGTTGGATACTAACATCAATGTGTGGTGCATTACAGCAACAATTCCATCCTTGGATCAAACCAATGAAAAGAGTACAAAATAAAACATTAAAACAGTTGCTCACAATATATCCAAATATGAAAGAATCGGATCTCGAAACACTCGATAAGATTATAACCGATAAAGAATTTGAAGAACTATTAGAAGAGCATGGAATCAACTAAATTTAAATGTCCTTATTGTGGTAAGGAATTCACAAGAGAAAGAACATTACAGGTTCATATGTGTGAACCTAAAAGAAGACATCTACAAAAAAACGAAAAATGGGTACAGAATGGCTTTATAGTATTTCAACGATTTTATGAAATACATCAAAAAAATCATAAAACTAAAACATACGATGAATTTTGTAAATCTGCTTTTTATAATGCATTTGTAAAGTTTGGCAGATTTATGATGCATATAAATCCAATATATCCTGAAAAGTATATAGACTATGTTATACTATCAAAAATTAAATTAGATCATTGGGCAAGAGAAGATTTGTATGAGGCTTATCTTGTTGACACACTAAAAGTTGAACCTGTTGAATCTGCTATACAAAGATCAATCACAACAATGATGGATTGGGCAGATGAACAAAATGCACAATGGTCTGATTACTTTAGATTAGTAAACACAACGAGAGCAGTTCAACATATTCAGAACGGAAAAATGTCTCCGTGGCTGGTTCTTGGTTGTGTTGCAGGTCAAAAAATGTTACAATCGTTTAGTGACGAACAATTAGATATGGTTGAAAGATTTATTAAACCAGACTATTGGAAAATGAAATTTAAACAATATCCTGCTGATCATTTATTTGTACAGGAAACAGTTAAAGGAGCAAAAATTGAGTAGAGTAAAAGTCGAAATAGATGATGAGTTGGATTTTGATCTTGAAGATGGAGACATGATACTACACATTAAACATAATGGCGATATTGGAAAAGTTTGTATGCCTGACATGAATCCAAAAGTAAAAAATAGTGTTGGCTATCACAAATTACTTCAAGTATTAGAAATTTTAAAACCTGGCACAAAAGAAGAATTTATTAAATGGAATGAAAAGAAATTGAAAGGTAGCATACACTAATGCCTGATGTAGACATAGATTTTTACGATAGAGATGGAGTATTATCATTGTTTAAACATACTCCAGCAACTATTGTAAAAGATGAAATGCACGAAAAACATAAAACAGGAATTTACTTCCATGACATTCCTGTTAATCCATCTACAAAACATTCGAGTTTAGATTATAAAAAAGCAGACGAACGAGGATATTTTAAAATTGATTTATTGAATGTTAACATCTACAAAGACATCAAATCAGAAAAAGAACTTGTTGAACTAATGATACAAGAACCAGATTGGGATATGTTGAAAGATCCTAAAATAGTGGAAAACCTTTTTCACCTAAATGGCCATTATAACATTGTGTCAAAACTCGAACCTAAAAACATTGAACAACTTGCGGCTGTACTAGCAATAATACGTCCAGCAAAAAGACACTTGATGTATAAGGATTGGTTAGATATATTAAAAGAAGTGTGGACGAAGCCGTCTGATGGATCATATTTTTTTAAGAAGTCACACGCAATAGCCTATGCTCACGCAATCGTTGTCCAGTTAAATTTGATAGCACGTGATAAATATAGTTTTGATGCGATATCAAAAAACTAGAAAGAAAAAATCCAAAACACGTACTAAAAGAAACTCCGCTTCAAAAAAGGATCCATATGGCTATCAGCCGGATAGTCCTTTAACACAACACTATCTTATAACAGGTGCTATACTTCCTGAAAAGAAGACTAGGTAGGTTTCCGCATTAATTGAATAGTACGTCTCTTCACCCGTTTCTTCGAAATATCTGATAATCGTACTGTTGGACCATGTGATATTTTAACATCTTTTCCATTTAGTGTAGTCAATGCATATTTGAATGCTTTGAAATCTTGTTTCAAGAAAATGTTTATTGGTAATTTTCTATTGGATTCCCACCACCAAACTTCGCCCAAACGTAAAAATTCTTGCTTGTGATCTGCATCGGTAAGTTTATTGTAGTCATACAGGCTGATTACATTGATATCTTGGTTCTGGATAATACCAACATATTCAAACTCACCCTTTTGTACAAGCGATAAAAAGGGGAATTTTTTACCTAATTTTTCAAAAATGTCATTCATAGTCTATCAATAAATACTGTTAAATATGTATTATGCAAACAGTATCAAGGTATTTAATAACCAATTTGGTAAACGCCACTATAAGTGGTTATCACGGAAGGAACTCTAAAGTGTACGATCGTAGGCTAAAAATATTTAAAGGAGCATCTAATCCTATAACTTTTACGTTCAAAAACGAAGACCAAAAGGCTCAAACTATCACAAGCAAGACCTATGAGTTCAATTTAATTGATACAGAAAGTCATGAGTCGGTTTTAACTAGAAATTTAACTGTATTAGATGACGGCAGTACTACATCAACCAAAGGACAAGCATCAGTTACTATCACGGAAGGTGATCTTTTAGAACTAGATGCAAAATTTTACAACTACGCAATCAGAGAAGTTAAAAGTGATAACTCACGTGAAGTAACATACTCCGATACAGGATACAATGCTTCTGGTACTGTTGAAGTATCGGGTGAAGCATTTCCAAGTTTTATGGCTAGTACTGATGTCACAGGATTGCTTACCGCATCAGGAACAAGAAAAACATCAAGTTCTGTTTATGCATATCCAGGAAGAAATAATAATTCTGCTTTGCACACAGTTGCAGTTTATGGCACAGGCTTTACTGGAAACTTTAAGATACAAGGATCGTTGGTAACAACACCTACAACAGATGCTGATTGGAGTACTGTATCAAATAACACTATCACAGACTTATCTGGTATTACCTACTATAACTTTAACGGTGTTTACACTTACGTAAGATTCTCTTACGATAATGCATCTGGTAATTCTGGAACCGTTGACAAAATACTTTATAGACATTAAAATATAGTTTATGAACCTGATCCAGTCGACTATTCTGACATCCTTACCTGCGGGTAAAAAGAAAACTCCTTCTGGATGGATTGCCTTTAATGCCCCTTGTTGTGTTCATAACGGAGAGAATGCTGACAGAAGAAAACGAGGCGGCATAATGAATAGTCCAGACGGCACACTTTCTTTTCACTGTTTTAATTGCGGATTTAAAACTTCATACACTCCGGGTAGAAAAATATCTTTAAAAACTAAAAAGTGGATGGCATGGTTGGGCATAGACGATAACACTATCAAGAAAATGGTTATCGAGGCCATGCGTTTAGAGGAAGCAGATAAAACAGCAGGAGTTGAAAAGAAAAAATTTATTTCGTTTAATAAAAAATCTTTGCCAAAAAATTCACACAAACTTGATATTTGGTTAGAAAAATATCTTAAGAAAGATCTAACTGACAAACAGCATAGATATATTGATTCATTGTTAAACTACCTTAAGGACAGAGGCATTGGTCCGGATTGGTATAATTTTATGTATTCACCTGATATGACATTTGATATTAACAAAAGAATTATTATACCTTTTTACTGGAAGGGTGATGTTGTTGGTTATACAGGAAGACTGTTTGAAAAAATTGACAAACTAAAATACTATACAGATGTACAACCAGGATATGTGTTCAATATGGATGTACAAGATTGGTCAAGACAATTTGTAATCGTAACCGAAGGACCATTTGATGCTATTTCCATTTCTGGAGTCAGTATACTTGGATCAGAGGTAAATGATACACAAAGAGAACTTATTGATAACCTAAACAGAAAGGTAATTGTAGTTCCAGATAAAGATAAAGCAGGGTCTAAACTTATCGAACAAGCAATAGAGTATAGATGGTCCGTTGCTTTTCCAGAATGGGGACAAGGAGTTGACGATGTCGCCGATGCTGTGTTAAAATATGGGAGATTGTTTACAATGCAATCAATATTAAAATCAACAGAGTCGAATAGACTTAAAATAGATTTAAAGAGAAAGATGTATGGCAGAGTATAGTTTTGATGTTCAGAAGTTGTATTTAGAAATGTTTTTGGCAGATGCCGAAGCATTTGCAAGAGCATCTAACATTTTTAATCCAAACAGTTTTGATAGAAAACTACAACCAATTGCAAAATTTATTAAAGACTATGTCGAAGAATATAAAATTATGCCAGAGGTTGAACAAGTAAATGCAAAACACGATATTAATTTAAAAGGCACAAACGATATAGATGCCTCTCATTTCAATTGGTTACTAGATGAGTTCGAAACGTTTTCCAGACACAAGGCACTAGAAAGTGCAATACTTCAATCGGCTGACTTACTCGAAAGAGGTGATTATGCTCCAGTAGAGGACATGGTCAAAAGTGCAGTCAACATAGGATTGACTCGTGATATTGGTACAGACTACTTTGAAGATCCAAAAGGTAGATTAGAACTTTTAAAAAGTTCAAACGGACAAGTCAGCACAGGCTGGACTAATCTCGACAAGAAACTGTTCGGTGGATTTAACCGAGGTGAACTAAACATTTTTGCAGGCGGATCAGGTGCTGGAAAAAGTTTATTTCTACAGAATCTTGCAGTTAATTGGGCACTGGCTGGCTTGAATGTTGTATACATATCTTTTGAATTATCTGAAGTACTAGCGGCTATGAGGATAGATGCTATGACAACTAACATTCCAACAAAACAAGTAATGAAATCAATGGACGATGTTGAAATGAAAGTTAAGATGTTAAAGAAAAAAGCAGGTAACTTACAGTTGAAATACTTGCCAAGTGGTTGTAATATTTTAGATGTTAAAACTTACATCAAAGAACTAGAACTAAAAAATAAAAAGAAGATCGATGCAGTACTGATAGATTATCTTGACTTAATGATGCCGAAAAGCAAAAAAGTATCTCCTGCAGACTTGTTTATTAAAGACAAGTATGTGTCTGAAGAACTGAGAAACTTTGCAGTAGAATCACAATGTTTACTTGCAACGGCGTCACAGTTGAATAGAGCAAGTGTTGAAGAAATAGAATTTGATCATTCTCACATAGCAGGCGGATTATCTAAAATACAAACAGCAGATAACGTAATTGGTATATTCACAAGCAGAGCGATGAGAGAACGTGGCAGATATCAAATTCAGTTTATGAAAACTAGATCAAGTTCGGGTGTTGGACAAAAAGTTGATTTAGAATTCGATATCGATACATTAAGAATTAGAAGTTTAGAAGAAGATGAATCAAACAATTATGTTACTAAACAATCAGGTGCTGTATTTGATCAACTTAAACAAAAATCCAAAGTAACACCATCTATACCAAAAGATGCACAACCATCTGAACCCGATCCAACTAAAGGTGATACTATCACTGGTAAAGTTAAAGCAGATGTTCAAAGCAATAAGTTAAGACAACTGCTTAACGAACTACATTCAGACGAAGAGCAGTAGCCGTAGGCGTACCGCGTTTTTTTATATACTAGTTGCGTAAATTTAGAAAAAGCGAGAGCGTTTTTTTGCGTAAAAAGGTTTGTGAATTTAAATGTTCTTACAATATAAACATTGGAGTTTCGTCTTTGCGGGTAGACGGTATGCGAGTGTTGTAAATGTTCTCACAATATAATTTTGCTCCGGCCGGATTTAAATGTTGTCCATCGTCTACGATGTAATTTGAGTACTCCGGTATCTCTGCATATGGCAACACTGGGTCTTTACCCAACACTTGTTGTACCTGTTTGTGCAACACAGGATCTCCCTGGTATCCCGAAGAACTGTTGGAATTTATGAACGTATGGCTGTAGGTCCCTAACAAATGTTTTGTGTACGCAAGTGCCTGCACGAACTGATGCCTAAACATATCAGTGAACACCCAGGCATTGTAATCACTGTTGGCAGTCTTTTGGAAGTTTGTTCTGTTCTTTGCTTCCGTGTCTGCATTACCCGGAGTTATTATGTGGAAATGCTGTTTGATTCCGTCCTCTAATTTCAATGCTTTGTAGTTTGGTTTCACGTCATACCACGATTCACTCAACACAGTGTCTGGGGATATTTTGGAAGTTTGGAAACCGTATCTTCTTGCTCCAGTGAGTTGAAAGAACACATGGTCCGGTTGTACCTGTGTTAGCAAGGATTCTAACAAAAAATTGTGCAGATGTATAGACGATCCTTGTATTCCGGCATTGTATATTTCGTGTTTTCCGTTGTCTAGATAGTCTGCCGGAGCGGGTCTATCTGCATCCGTGCCTGCGGTCCAACTGCACCCAACTAATAATAGTTTCATACGCATATTTACTATTAAATAATTGCCATGAGAGATTTATCGAAAGACAAATATTTTTGTTATCATCCATTTGAGACATTGACAATAACAGCAGATGGTAATGCACAACCTTGTCCTGTGTGGAATATGTCTGATAAATTTCCCATTGCCGACCTCAATCAAAAAGAAGTCACCATAGACGAGATATTTAATTCAGAGCCCCTCAAGCGGATGCGAGAACAGATGTCCAGCGGAGAGGTGGTGTCCGCCTGCAATTCTTGCCACAGGAGAGAACGGGTCAAGATGGACAGCCAGAGATTGAGATACGGCAGGCGTAGATCCAAAAAAGAAACACACAGCCTGAAGCAGATAGAAATCAATTTCAGCAATCAGTGTAACCTGGCGTGTGCCATGTGTAATCACAACCATAGTTCTGGTTGGTATCAGCAGGAAAAATCTCTACCCGAGTCTCTGAGGAAAGACATGGATCTCAACAAACACTGGCCTTCCAAACCCTACAAGTATTTTTCGTTATCCAAAAAATTTGTTGACAGCATAGTGGATCGTTTAGACACACTGGAAGTGTTAATGATCAAGGGCGGCGAGCCGTTGTACGATAAAAACTGTTTGAATCTACTGAACCGCATCAGTGAAATCAAACCAGATCTAAAGATAGTGTTGGTCAGCAACATCACACACATACCTCAAAAAACTCTGGACACCCTATCAAAACTTACCAACGTGGAGTTGAACATCAGCATAGACGGAACAGGAAAGATATACGAATGGATCAGGGGATATTCATTTGACAAGATAGTGAGCAACTATAAAAAAATATGTGAGTTGAAACTTGATGCTGTGTATGTAAACGTCACTGTCAGTATCTACAATGTGTTCAATGTTGTTGACACAATAAAATATTTCAAGGACCTATCACCCAACAACTACGGCGGCAGTTTTAACTTTGTGTGGGAACCTTTTATGTCTGCATTGACTTTGTTACCGGATACTCATAAAGATAGAATCATTAACGAAATCGTTCCGGAATTGAAAGAACTCGGTTGTGTTCCGGATGACCAAATTGATTCATACGAAAATTACGTTTCCAAAAAATATGACAATCTCCACAGTGCTTTGGTAACAACAATGGATAAAACTCAAAAAGTTTTTCGAGATTACACCAATTGGCTAAACACAATTAGAGGTATACAAATACAAGACGAAGCAAGTTATTTGAAAGAATTAATGTAATGGATATTGAAAAATTAGAATCGTTGATAGATAGGAAAGCAAAAAGGAAACGTCCTATGTATGATCAAGAGATGCGTACATATCTAAGGACAATCGACTACTCCTGGAATTACCCGATAGATCATTATGTTCAAACATTCACTGAATGGTTAACATCTCACAAAACTAATAAATTAATTAACTTGGATGCATTTCCGGACAGACGAATCATACTAGGTGTCACGCAGGCCATCAATGATCTGTATATGATGTATCCCAATCGAGTTGTAATACTTGATGGCGAATATTTTTATCATGATCAATTGTTCCCTGATATAAAAGTGAGGACCCTGGAAACTTTAATCAACGGTGATGTGCTGTTAATCTCAATGCCTTTCTGTGGAGAGAACTACGGAGTACATCCTAAGATGCCCGAGATACTGCAAAAATGTTTAGATGAAAATATTCCTGTACACATCGATGCGGCATGGTATCCTTGTAGCAGAGGAATAACTTTTGATTTAGATCATCCTGCAATACAGTCAGTCAGTTGTAGTCTAACCAAAGCATATGGCATAAGTGAACATCGTTCGGGAGTGAGATATTCTAGAGCACCTATGCCAGGATATGTTACTTGGATGACCGACAATGATTCTATTCCGTCAAAGCATAATTTTTTTACTGGAATAAAATTTATGCAGAAATTTGGTCCAGACTATTGGTGGAACAAATACGGAGAACACTATGATTTTATTTTAGAAAATTGTAAAAATTTAGCACCCAGTCCTGCAATTCACGTTGCATTTTCTACCGACGACAAAGGAAATGTTATAAAAGCGGTGCCAATGAAGGAAGCATTGTTGTACGTAAATACGTACAGTAATGGAACAACAACCTAAAATAAATCGTATACAATGGCTGTTTGGAAATGTGTGCAACTATGATTGTTCGTATTGTCCAACAATTTTACATTCTAATGATTCCAAATTTGATGACCCTAACATAATTGCAAACGCAGTTCAATACACAGTTTCTTCTTTGAGAATGTTAGATAGAGAACCGTCCTTTGAATTCGTAGGTGGTGAGCCAACATTGAATCCAGGATTACTATCTATTTGTCAACGTATGGGTAATCAAAAGTTAAGCAACAAGTTAACCACAAACGGAAGTGCCAGCATAGAATGGTGGGAAGAATATTACATTTATTTTTCACAAGTTGAAATAAGTTATCACACAGAATTTGCAAATCTAGAACATATCGAAAAAGTAATTGATTTTTTGATTGAAAAAGAACTTGCAGTAAAAGTAATGGTACATTGTACACACCTCGACGAACAATGGAACAAAGCAATACACGTTTATCAAATATTTAAAAACAAAGGATACAAAACAGAATTAAAACTTTTGTTTTCAAACTTTACCAAAGGTTTTCAATTTTATCCTTACAAAACATATCAGTTAAAATACTATTTCGAAGAGAAAGGACAAGACTGGGATCCAGAACAAACAATGTATACTGGAAATTTAAAATACGATGGATACACTCACGCAAGGCATGACATGAATAGAGAATTTGTAGATAAAAAAGATGGAAGAATAAAAAACAACTGGAATTATAAAGGTTGGAGATGCAACGCCGGTGTTGATCAATTTGTTGTTGATAAAAGAGGAAACGTAAGACGTGGCTGGTGTGGACAAGGAGAAAGATTAGGAAATGTTCTTCTAAGAAATGTGCAATGGCATCAAAAGGCTATCAAGTGTGATTTAGACGTGTGCCGGAATGGCTTCGACCAATT